CCACACTTGTATCGTTTCATATACATATTAGATCTATTAATATAATCTTTAATTGCACTATTTGACATACAATGCATTATGCACAAAGGCTTGTTCTTTGGTTACAATCTTACCATCTAACGTCTTAACGATAACCGCTGTTCCTTTACCTACTAGTTCGCAATAGTAAAGGATTTTACCGTTTTGCTCAAATGTATTAAGAACCCTAACAGCTACACTAAATGGATAGTGCTCTGATTGCTGATGTTTAGTTATCCAGTATCTATTGATTTCCATACAACACCTTGTAAGTGTCAGGCATACCAGACACGTCAGTAACTTTACCATATTGAGACAGTTCTTTAATCAATTTCAGTGCCACATCTGGATTAGGGCAGGGGATTTGTTTGCTGTCACACATTCCTTTGGACTCCGCTAATCCAGTATTAAGAATACTTCTAATAGTCTTAACAGAGTTAATCAGTTCTCTGGGGATATAAGTAATAATGATTTTAGTTTCTTCAAACGTAACCCAACACTTAGCAATTTTAGTATTGCTAATAGGGTATTGCATTTGTTTTTTTAACACTTCTTCTTTAGTATAGCCGATCTCAAGGATCTGTTGAGTTTCGCTAACCAAAGCAAACAGTTCTTTATAACCCATATAATACCTCAAATGCTGCTAAATCTTTAGATACAAAGGTCCATTTAACATCAACAACTTCAAATGGAGGCATATCTCTGGTTATCTTTCGTGTGAGATACCAAGTAACTTCAAACAATCCATCATCACCATATTGGAATAGCTGCATTGTTTTATGTTCTTCTTTACTCGTTCCTAGTATGATATGCTCAATGATCTGTTCAATGTTATTAGTGAGGCTTTTATGTGTAGCCTTCATATAAATAGATTCTTTTACAATAAACTTATCGCCAATGCGAGCTATCTCGAAAGGATAATTGTCCTGAATTGTAGCAATAGGTTTAAAGTTTATCGCCATATAGTATCTTTACTGTTTCTTGTTCACTTTCTAATACGAAATGATAACACATATTTTCTGGATCGTGAAACTTACGACCTAATCCAAATACTTCTGCAACTGTTTCACGCTCTCCATCTAAACTTTTAACTCTAAATTTAAAAACACCATTGGGAGTATAAGCAGAAACTACGCCGATCTCGCCCTTTTTAAAAGGGTTTCTATCTTTCGTATTGATGTCTCTAACTGCAATAACTCTAAGCCCAATCATATATCCTCTATTGAAAATATGCCTTCCGTGGCTAACAAGGGGGTTACTTATCTATACTGCAATGCAGATGCCACGTTTAAATCAATACAATAGCTTTAACTGTATATCTATTTGTCGCCTGTCATTTTTAATTTGACACTTCTCATTTCATTATGAATTTCAATATGGCAATTAGCGCAAACTAAAATACACTTTGTTAATTCTTTTAATAAAGAATTAATTCCTTTTAGCATATTTTCTTTTTTTAATTCAAAATGCTTATCTTTTGGATTTATATGATGAAACTGTAAAGCATCTATACATTTAGAATAGCCGCATTTAGAGCATTTTCCGCCAAGTTTATTAACTAACAGTTCTTTTCTATTAGTTTTTAGCCTACTAAATTGAACTTGTCGTCTACATTTTTCGCTACAAAACTTTGATTTTATAGTTTTGGGAATGAATTCTTTGTTACAATTTTTGTATTGACAAATCATATTAATCACAGCTAGCGGCACATGACCATTTATAATTAAATCCTTTAGCACATTTTTCTTGAGTAATAGACCAGGGCCCATCATAACCTAATGGATTATACCCTAATTCGGTTTGTAGCTCTGTAATTTGTTCTTTTGTCAATTCTTTAGGTGAACTTGCTTCAAACATAACCCTATCGCCAATACGAGGACCTGTGCGACCGATAACTTTAGCTTTAATGCCGAACAGAATATCTTTAGCAGAGTTATAATTATTAGTGCTCATAATCGTTTTCCTTTGTTATATAAGTAAACCCATGGATTAGTAGCTTTTTCGGCCAACAAACTACCAAGCCAACACATATAGAAAATGCCTGCAATGAAAGTGCCAATAGGCCCAAAGAAAACCAATAGGACCCATGCTCCATAAGTTGAGCCCATATAGATTTCAAGCCTGCCCATCAGCCACGCATTTAATAGGCCGCTGGCAATATATCCGACAACTGACAATAAAACTATAGACAATACATCCATAACTACTCCTGACCAAACTTTACGCCATCTAAAAGCTTAAGGTTAGATCTCGTTTTAAGATAATCTCTCATATCGTACACAAGAGTTTTAAGGTCCGTTTTGATATTGAATGAATCATAGATACTATTATCATTAGTAAACTTAACGCTACTAACATATACATAACTATTTCCAATACTTATATACTTCGTAAGGGTATTCTTTTTGAATACTAACAGCTTCTAAATCAGCCTTAGCAGCATAAAACTCGTGCAATTTCCAAGCCGTAGCTTCATCATCAGTGCCTATCACACAATAGTTACTATAAGTAAACTTAGACATAATATAATATGTAAAGATAACTTTAGGCTTTTGTTCAGGTTTTAACCCTGCCTCTATCTCTTTTCTAAGCTTAAGATCTACCATTGCTTTTACCCTTTTTAGGCGCTTTAACTGGCACAGGCTTAGGCGCAAACTTCTTATGCAGGAAGTCCAACACCCCAAAAAACCCGACGCCACACAGAAAACCCATAATGAACATATAGATTATCCAAGCCTTTCATTGACATACCATAAGACCTTCACATCATTTTCTAATACGAAATTTTTATCCTCAATACAAATACCACTAAAATCATTAGCATATCCAATAACTTTGCCATTATATTTAATAACTCCAGACTTATGCAGCTTTGGTATCTCTACGCCAATGGATTCTAGCCGTTTTCCTTCTTCTTCGGAGATCTGAACGTGAGAACTATTTAGAACTCTGGTTTTATGGTCTCTTTTCATAATAACTCCTATCTTTAGCAACCCGCACATTGAATGTCTTTACAACTATTACAAATAAAGGCAATAACCTCTAAGTCAGTGCCCTGGTCCCTATCGACCCAGCACACAGACTCTTGAATACCAAAACTAGTCTTAATACCATTATCAAGCTTAATGAAATAAGCATAGGCTGGTCTAATACCATTGTTAACACATTCCTTATTAGAGATAGTACCAGTAAACTCTTTACCGTAGTAGCTACCCTTTACTCGTTGTCCTACTTGGTTATACATGGTAAAACTCCTATTTACATACCCTGGTCTAGAAAAACATAGGGTATATTTTCTATTCAGCAAGTAACGTACCAATTCCTACTAGAATATAGGATAAAAGGACGTAGACAGTGGTGTATAAGTTATAGGTTCTATTGTAGTAGTTATAGCAGTTAAGTTATTGAAGTTATTAGGACTAATTGGTGTTTGTGTAGGTGTTTTATATATGTCTAGTAACTAGCGTTTCACTATGAGACGGTCTAACCTACTAAAATTACTACAATTTATAGCTAAAATACTCCCTTTAGTACCAATTTTTACTAAAACTACTAATAATTACAGTTATTTAGCTAAAACTAATGCTAATAGAATGCCTTTAGAGGCACTTATAGATATAAAAGAGAGACAAATGTCAAAAGAAAGCCCTTTTAGTAGTACATTAGGTAGTAACTACTACTTCTCATAATAGTACGTCTTATAATGGTACGTTCTATTATTAGACATGGTACAGCCTTTGCATATATAGCAACATCTATACCTGTATCTATATGAGTCATATTGGTGTTGGCCGTCTATATTCCTATTAGACTGTATAGCAACTAACGTACCGTGTCAATATGATACAGAATTCGAATTCTATTAGTATATTCCTTAATGATTCTAATAACTTAACTAGTCCTAGTACCCTGTTATATAGTTGACACCTAGATATAAGTTAGACAGTACAGGCTAAACTAATGATTATACTAATGATTCTACTCTAATCTAATACTGAAACACTAGAAGTTATACAAAAGTTAGACGTGGTTAGGCTCTATATTAGTTATAACTTGGCATTAGTTATGCTATACTAGTTAGTATTATGAAAACAATTAAGTTAGACCTATTAACAGTTTATTATACAGACACTAGAGCCGTTGTCTTCAGTCCCTTCCGTTCTTATTATACAGTGTCAACGGACGGCAAGACTAAGGCCATAGACCTATTAGTAGACGTATTATATAGCCGTCGAGATACTGAATCGGCTTGGTCTAATAGTGGAGTCATGTTGACTCTTGACTCATATAATAGATGCTTTGAGGATACTATGCCTATTATTAACATTGGAAAGGCGGCGTAATTATGGTTATCAGAATTAACGCTAAGTGTAGTGATCTCTGTTATACTCAAGTTATGGACGGGGATAAGGTTGTGTTTGAACATGACGGTTATGTTCCCGACTTTATGCCGGACCAACACTTTGGGGACTATGTTATGTTGGATATAGACCTTAAGACTGGTAAGATCTTGAATTGGGACGCCACGGCCAAGGCTGTTAAGGCATGGATTAATAAGACTAAACAAAGGGATTAATATATGGATAAGATTAAAGAAGTACTGGAAACGTATAATGTTAAGACAGTGTTTTCTCAAAATGCGAAAATGAAGAAGTCGTCTCAAAATGGGATTCACCTGTATAATTGGGGTATTCCGGCCTTCAGATCTAAAGATGGTACATTCACTTGTCCCAATGCGAGACATTGTGTTGCTGGATGCTATGCTAAGAGCGGCGCTTATCTCTGGTCTACAGTTGCACAAGCCTATGAGAATAGACTTAGCTTGACCTATGATCGACACTTTGTTGACGTTATGGTGTATCATATTGATAAACTCCTAAAACGACACAAGACTGGTCTCATTCTGATACGAGTACATGATTCGGGAGATTTCTATTCTCATGTATATCAGTCAACTTGGTATGATATAGCCCGACACTATATTACCAATGATCGTATCAAGTTCTATGCCTATACTAAGATGGTGTCTCAATCTGAATCACTTAAGCCGTTTGAACCCGACAACTTCAGACTTATCTATAGCTTAGGCGGTTCAGAGGACGAACTAATTAATCGTATCAATATGAGACATAGCAGAGTGTTCAATACTGAGACCGAACTAGAACAAGCTGGTTATGTTAATGCGTCTCACGACGACAATCTAGCCCTTGGTCCTAACCCTAAGATCGGTCTGGTATACCACGGGACTAAGAACTATACTAACACAACTTGGTCTAAGGTCAAGGCTTAACCCCTAACCCTAGGACGGCCCCCCCCCATGCTGTTCTAGGGTTTTTTCTCATTATAAGAATTCGAATCTTGTCTTATTCTGATATGTATAACTTCTAATATTCGTATATAAGTTCTACACCTAGTTAAGTTATTAGAACTACTAGTAATATTATATATTCTAGTAATGATACACTAGTTTCTATACACTAGTAACTAGTTATATCGAATTAACCGTTAGTAGACCGTGGCACGTCGTATGCATTAGTATCTAGTATGAAAACAATGTATATCAAAACCAAAGTGATCTCAGATAAGCAGATTAAACAACTTGAATCACTTGGTTATAAAGTTATCGTTATCTTGAAAGGCGGCAACTAATGAGTAAGCTAACTATAGACAACCTTAGACATATAGTTAGGCATTATAAAGGCTCTAAAGATGCCAACGAGAGACTGCTTAGGCTTAAGGCTAGCAGCGAATTGATTAGACGTATTAAAGTGATCCAAAACTATAAACTGTCTCATAACGAGACTAACAAGGGAGAGTAAGATGTCTGCTATTAAGACGCAAAACGTGATTAAGTACAAAGTGTTCTCATATTGGGACGAGTTGCAAGCGCAACAAAACAAGGCTCTGGTTAGCCTGATTAACGCTAAACCATATACTATGTATGGTGAAAACCAAGACTTTGTTAATGCCACTGTTAGTGCTATGATGCCTCGCATTGGTTATATCCGTCCTGAGACTATTAGTGTCTACTTTCGACAATACAAAGCTAAGTGTCGCAAAGTGAGACAAGATCTTAACAAAGCGTTAGGACAATAATATGTCTCGTATTGAAACACTAGTTCTAGTAGTATTCCTTATGGCCAGCTTAACCGCTGGTTATAAGGTCCTAGAACAGACCTCACAAGTCCAAGGCTTAGTATATAAGATTGTTATTAACAAGTAAACTAGGAGTATTAAAATGAGACCTATCAATGAAAACTTGCGTCAAGCTAAATTGAATGTTGCTATTGAACAGTTGTCTACGATTGAGACACGGTACTCTAAGGCTCTTAAAGCTCTTAAAGACCTTGAATCTCAATGGAATAAGAAGGTTGAACAGGTACAGTCGTTAGGCGGTCAAGTTGCCTCTGGACTGGACGAGATTCCAGTCTATGAACTGCCTGAAACTGAGACAACTACTGGTACTGTTACAGAATAATACATTGTATCATTAGTAGATTAGTTAGCCCCTGTATCACTTAGGTACAGGGGTTTTTTATTATTCATAATGAGATTGGCATAGATCTTGCATGGTGGCACGGTTGTTGCAAGGGGGATACGGTGCAAAAAACGTCACCTCCCCACACCCCACCAGAGGGGCTCATGCCCGAAAATTAAAAATCGAATTTTAGACTCTTATAGGGGTATTTTGACAAATTAGCTTGCGGATTATGTATATTATATAACATTAGTGATCCTGATCGGGATCATAAGGGGGCTACTATAAACAACACCTAAGCTACTAAAACCACTACTAAATTTTAAAAAAAATTAAAAAAAATAGACTTTTATTATACAATTAGATTTACATTAATACATAAATAACAACATTAGATGTCAATTATTCTCATTACAGTGAGAATGATACTTGGCTCAGATCTGGTTAGATACTGGTTCTCAGCCTACGGCTTCGGGAGAGTCGGGCCGCCATAAAGGACCATTAGCGCCTTTTCCTGGTCAGAACCAGGCTCCACGATCTGAACAGCGTGGCGGCAGTCCTGGGCGTCTATAATCTTATTAAAGAATATATGCTTGATTGAGTTAACGGTGATAGAATAAAACTTAGCTCCTTTATAGGAAGTAGAAGTAACTTTCCAGAACTCCCCGTTATAGAATATAATGTCCCCTGGATTAGGTATTTTCGCCATATAGTAGTTTTCCAGCTTTTAGCTTAGTTAGCTCTAGATGATCTAATACTAGCACAGGTTCTCGTCCAGCCTGTTTCTTAGGAATCCCTGAGAAAGGCACAATCTTAATCCCATTTAAGGTGTCTATACTAAATATGCGATAAGCTCTATCGTAGTAAATAACAAAATCTCCTACTTCTAACCCTTCGTAAGCAGCTACGTAGTTAGTAGGTTCTGGCTCAAACTCTAGGTCCTTATCTCGTTTAAACACCGTACAATAGCCTTTCAGCAGGAGTTAGCTCCAAATACTCTATAGTTACGCCTTTTTCCATCATACCGTCAAAAGTCGCCATTAACTCATCTTTATATGATTTAGAGACATAGTAAGTAGCTACCCACTCTCCATTCAACTTGACTACAACCTTGCCTACGTTTTCGACAGGTTCGTTAAACTTCGGGCACTTTTGTCGCATATAATACCGTAATAGCCTGTACTTCAGGGCTGGTAGCGTCTAGTAGTTCGGCATCAAGGAGAGTTTCTCGACTGGCTTTGTAAGAAGTGAGGTTAGGCATAAGAGGGTGTAACATGAAGTATCTAGGACTAGATCTGACATAGCTTATATTAGAAATAGCATAAATAGTACCTTTTAGCTTAATTATATCACCTTTATATAGATTTCTTACCATTTTAGCGTCCATATAACACCTTCATAGTCTCTTCAGGAACAGGAGTAAATAGTTTATTGAACTCTTCCTTACTGCCTCTATAGGTAAAACTGTAAGTAATTTTATTATAAAAACCTTTAACTCTTACGTCAGTTAGATACCGTAAATTATCAGATTCTATAGCATAAAGCATATCTTTATCTAACTTAACTACGATATATTCTAAAACTACAATGTCGCCCTTTTTAAGGGTTAGATCTTTTTGATATTTTTGAAAGATTATTCCATTACCTAGAAATGTAGCTTCTTCCGTAGAGTGCATAGTTACAATATCTTCATTAACGGAATAGAATCTACTGTCCATCTTCGTCTTCCCATTTAACGATAGCATCACCAGCTACCAGATTGCCGTGAGCAGGCTCTACGTAAGGGTTGTATAAAACGTCTGTAACGGCCTTATTAGCCATTCTGATCTTATCGGAGCACTTGACTCTCATCTGGAACGTCTTGCCTGTCTTAGGGCATCGTAGCGACAAATCGACGGCCTTGATAGACTTCGGGTTGATAGCCACTTCTCGTTTGTCTAAGTGGTTATAGCTATATTGGGTTTCGCCCTGAGACTTCCAGACATAAACTCCGTCAACTCTCCACAGTTCTCCTTCAGCGTAGATGTAATCGCCGATAGCTACTTTCTTAGCCTTTACTACCAAAGAGAACTCCTATAGCTTCAGGGCTATCGCCCATGATGTACTTACCGGAATTTAACCAGTATTTTAAATGGTTTAGCTCAAAAAGGTGGGAATATAGATCTTTGGGGACTAACCTACGACAAGTTAAAATAATACCGCAAGCCTTGTTAAGTTCCTGTTTTTCGCAGTAAAATAGGCTTTTAGTCTCTTTATCGTAGATATACTTACCCTGAATTCTAATTTTTCCTCCTGCCCTACTCCTGAAATCCATCCTAAACGAGCCGGACACAAAAGTCAACTGAAAATAAACAACATAGCGTACATGATTAAAAAAGGGGGATTTAGGGGGTTATATTAACTTCTAGTATTCATTCTCATATAACCCCTAGTATCTTTGTTAGTACGGGTTCTAATAGAACCCTACTTGTTACTTATAATACTTGTACTTCTATTATACATACTACTAGTACTAGTGTGTCAAGTACTTTTTTACTAATTTATATAAATCTGTAGAATTAGAGGACCCTAATTCTAACTAGTACTTTAATAAATTATTGTATTACCTGTTGACAGATGTATATTCTATGCTATACTGGCTTTATGAGTTCTAAAAGTAAACCTAGCTTACCTCCTACTCCTAAACTTGGTACTGGGTACTATCTTTTGGGCGATAGTGTTTTAGTTCATATTTCTGGTATTATTTTCGATACCCTAGTTCAGGACTGGTGTTATGTAATGGAAGTAGTAGCAGATAAGACTAAGACCTTTGGGGCAGGTAAAGCTACCCCTATTGTTTCAGATATTGATAATGTTATTCATAGCTTGCACCCTAGACGTATTGATGACAAGGGCGCTAGAAAGACACTAGAAGTGCTGTTTTCAGCGTCAGAGTCCACAAACGCATGGGAATCGAGTATTAACGAAAACCCCATCGTCTCTGAGGCGGCACCGGAAGATACTGATGACGAGTTTTAAAAAAGGGGCCATCGTAAAGGCCCTGGAGACCTCTAGGTTGTACGAAGTCCATAGCCAGCACGGAACTAAGGTCTTGTGCCGAGAAATCAATCCAGACTATTCTACGGTTGAATACGACTCTATCTTTGACGTTAATGAAATAGAGTTGATTATGGACGAGCCTAACGACGCCTTCAACATTCTTTTTGAAGATGATAATGACTAAGAGACTAGATACAGCAGCCTTGGCATGGGGCCTAGAAAAGAAAAGTAACATATCTTACGAAGGTAAGTATGTAAAATTTAAGAATAATTCCGGTATTTTCCGTATTCATAAAGTACAAGCCTCTACAGTAATGCCAGACGACAGACCTCATTTAGATCTAAGATTCAACTTCTTTTGTAATGAAATTAGAAATAAAGACAAAGAGCTACGTCTACAGGTTTCTGTAACTTTGGATACAGGGTTAATAGAAAAATCTAATATTGATGTATTAGACTTTATTCACGGTCATCTTACTCAATTTGTTGAAATCATTAAGGATTCTTCTGCTATAGAGGTACTATATGGCGAAAAAGGCCAAAAAGTTGCTATTCCCTTTAACGGAGAAGCATACTTTTACAATGGGCGACATCCTTCTAATAAATATTAATACTCAAACAGTACCTTATAATATCTGGCTAGGACAAGTAGTGGGTATTATGAATAGATGCTATAGTATCGAACCTTTATATCCAACTATATATCCAACTATTGGTAAGTCTACGATAAGAATTCCTTTCTTATTTGACAATAGTATGCAAAAAGTACATAAGAAACAACTTGAAAAAGTACTTAACTCTTTAAAAATACTATACTTTTCTTAGAAATAGTAAGTATTATTTAGTCTAAAAGGTTGAAAAGGCATATACGTATATAATAGATAGAGGAGCTGTCTTTAAAGGTAGTTCCTATGCTATTGAGATTTATCGAGTTTCAAGGGGATATATACCTCGTTGTCGGTCTCACTTACGAGCACCGATTTGACCCCCCTGAGTGCTACGTTGCCGTACATATAACCAAGGCAAAGTCAAACATCACTAGAGCTTTAATTGAAAATTATTCTGTAAAGATACCACTTGCTTACGCTATGGAAATAACAGATAAAAAACGATTGAGGGCTCTAATGGTGTTGTATGGAACCTAAATATAATATCGGTGATCTAGTTCTCTTTGAAAATAATAGCTACGTGATTTCTGCTGTATATTTGTTGGCGGAATCATTAAATAATCCTTTTGTGTATAGACTAGATTCTATTACGTATGGGGAAAGTTTACTGGTTAGAGAAGCACTTATCAAGTTGGATGACACCACTTATGAAGTTACTAATAAAACCAGGCGACTATTTAATTACTAAAAATAAAGAACTTTTTAGAATTACAGATAAGTATAAGCACGGACCTACCACTGTATATGATATTAAGGGTTTTACTCCCTTGACCTACGACCTGCAAGATAGTTATGGCGATTATGCCTATCCTACTTTTCAGGAAATCAAAGGTATTACTCATAGTGAATTAAGGCATTTAGGACGGATAATTCCAGAAGAAACTGCCGGAGCCGCTATGGAGGTACTTTACAAGAAGTGAGGTAGTCAGTGACTGATGAGCCAAATGATCTCGAACAACCTCAAGAGGTAGAACTCACGGAAGAGGAATACGAGAAACTAGTAAATGATTTAGATAAGTTTGAAGAGACTTTTCTAAGTAAACTAGCAGAGTCGGATAAATTTGAAATTGTATCGACGTACAATCCTGAAGGAAAATTTTACTCCAAAGAACAGTTAACTCTTATTAAGAAAGAGCTTTTACGTTTAGGTGTGAAAATCTTGTATAGGATTGATCTTAACAGTTCGGTATATATCTTATTTAATCCTCAAACAATGAAAATAGGATACGTTACTGAGGGAATACATTAAGCAAGTTAGAACTTACTGCAAAATAATTTATAGCTTTAAAGCATAAGATTAAGTCAAACTTCGCTGAAATCAATTCTCCTCTGGCCCCTTGTAGCAATACTTGGGGCTTTTCTTTTTCTATTTTTGAAGGAGAGAAGATGCAGAAGATTAAATATAGCTGCAAAAATTGTGGATGGGAAACGCAGATTAGAGAAGAATGGGCAGACTTAAAGCCAAAACGTTGTATGAACAAAAAATGTAATACTAGCTTTTTAAAGTCACCCGAATCTCTTGAAGTTGCTCGACCACAAAAAGACGAGCCAAAAGTAGAACAAAAGTCTCATAAGCAATCTAAGCAAAATAAAAAGCAAGATAATGAAGACTAAAACCGTTTCTACAAAAGAGGCAGCTAAACTTTCTAATAACGTTACAAAGGTTAAACCTATCAGTAACGTAAGTCGAGGTTATTCATGTCAGACGACATCAAAAAAGAAAACCAAGAAGAAAAAGAAGAGTTAAGCTCACACGCTCAAAAGCTCGCAATCGTTAAAAAGGTAAAGGATCTATCAAATCCTGACAGTAACTGGACAATTACTCAAGAGATTCTTCAAGATGTAATGGCCTTTTATACTGTAAAAGATCCTAACAATATTCCTAAAATTCCTACTTTGGTTCAAGGACTAAGAGCCGAAATTGAAGTACGATATAAGGATGATCCTGAACTAAAACAACTTCTTTTAGACAGTATTCCTGCTGACAAACACGTAAGAGTGTGGGTTAAAAAGGAAGGCTGGCAAGAGGCTGTTTGGTCAAAAGTACGTGTAGACGGACTATTTACCGCAGAGAAACGAGCCCAAGTCATTGAGTCCTTACGCCTACGAGCTATGGACAAATCTGACGTGGCTGCTAAGATCTGGTTAACTCTTTCTGGTGATTACCAAGAAAAAGTTGAGATGGATAATAAGTCAGTTGATATGTACCGTGAAATCAACAAGATTTTACACAATAAAAAAGACTAACTTTGAGAAGAGCAATAAGGAAGTCCTATGTTACAACCAGATACTAACGTAGAAGGTAAACCGCTTCGTATCCATGATTTGGATATTGAAGGTTTAGCTCTATGGCTACATTCTAAAAAAATTAGGACTTCTCAAGGTAAGCTAATTCAGCCTTTACATGAAGGTCATTTAGAAGTTATTAAAGATCCTGCTAGATTTAAAGTTCTAGCTTGTGGTCGTCGATGGGGTAAAACCCTAATTACTTCATTGATCGCATTGTCTGTTTTAATGCAAATCAATCGCCGTGTTTGGATTATTGCTCCAGATTACGGTCTCGCCGAAAAAGTTTTCCGTGAACTTTATAACATTTTAGTGACCCAATTAGGTATTATTAAACCTGGTAAACAAGGTCAAGCACGTAACCAAAAAGGAGACTATTTTCTTAGAACTCCTTGGGGATCAGTGCTAGAGGCCAAGTCAATGGAAAACCCTGACAGTCTTGCAGGGGAAGCTAATGACTTAGTTATCGTCGATGAGGCTGCTTTAAATAGTAGCATCGAAGATATTTGGACTCAAATGTTACAACCTACTCTTATGGATAAAGAAGGTAGTGCCGTATTTATCAGCACTCCTCGTGGAAAAAATCAATTCTATAAACTATTTCTTTTTGGACAAACTGGTACTAAACAAAGAGAAGGTAAAGCTCAAATTACTTTTGATGAAGAAACCGGAGTAAGTAACGACTTACGAGACTGGAGTTCATTTCAACGTAGTAGTTATGACAACCCTTTGCTTTCTAGTAATCCAGAAAAAAGTAAAGAAGAAATTGACGCTGCTTATAGACGAGCGGCATTATCCGGTAAGATTTTAAAGTTCAAACAAGAATATATGGCCGACTTTGAAGCTGTCTCTGATAGCTGTTTTCCCTCTTTTAGGGTAGAGTCTGCTGATCCGTTGCGTCCTCCACAAGTAGTAGATTATATCTGGCATCCTGATGAAGGACCAGTATATGCAGCTTGCGACTTCAACTTCGCCAAGCCAGCTAGTACTATTTTTGCTCAGGTCAATAAGTATGGTGACGTAGTTATCTTCGATGAGAAGTTTACTCCACACACGACAACTTATATGCAAGCGCAACAAATTCTTGATAAAGAAAAAGAACTGTCGGCCCAAGCTATTAGAATTTGGAAGCAAGACGGCCAATCTTTAGATAAGCGTTACCATATTAAGTTTGAAAAGATCGTAGCCGACGTATCGGGAGATCAAGTACAACTTAATGGTCGTTCTGCATGGGACGATATGGAAGCGGTACTCAATAGGCGTCCAGTAGGTCTAAAACAAGACCGTGAAACTGGCTGCAATATGATTAGATTGTGGTTAGATTTTCCGCAGTTTGACCATAAAGGCAAGCCATCTTTAGATAAGAATGGCGAACAAATCAAGTATCCAAAACTATTCATCACTAGAAACTGTGTAAACTTAATCTACGGAATAAGTACTGCAGTTTTCAAGAAAGCGAAAAACGGAGTCTTAAAAGAAGACTACGAAGAAGTACCTGAAGGGTATGAAGGTTTGTTGGACGCTTTGCGTTATCTAATGGTTCATTTATTTCACGATAAAGGAAACCAAATCACGGTTCTTAAAGGGGTTATATAATGGCAGTTTCAAAACAACAGTCATCGCTAGTAAGACAGCGTAACTCTACTGGCGACCTACAACAAGCCAACCTAGATGCTTCAAACACATCTGTAACGCTTGAATTAGGTATGACAGCAGATAAAGTTACGTATGTTATGAATGGTTCTTTAACTGGAACTATTGATTTTAGTATTAATGGTAAAGATTTCTATGGATCTACCGCAATTCCTGCAACAGGTACTCCTGGAACTTACAATACCCATCTTGTAAAACTTGTACGTATTCAACGTACTGGCGGAGCAGGATCTGTAGTCGTTGCATCAAAATAATGGATCAGCTTATCTATCGACAGAATAAAATGTTTTGTATAGATAAAGAGCTATTGAAACCAGCGGCTAAAAAAGACGATGTTTGCAACGCTCTTTATGCAGCGATCTATACAGAATTTGCTGGAGCCGTACACAATCCAGACTACAAAGACCTTTCTGCACTCGAAAAATTAAATAAGATTAACGAGTTCGCATGGAAGTGGTTAGAACAAAGAGGTCTTAAATAATGAAAAAGCAAAATCAAAAAACTTTAGCACCACATCAAATGGAGACCTTAGTTCAAGGTCACAAGATGAAAGAAGTCGCTCCTCCTGATGCTGCTAAGAAAGACATGCTCACTGGAAAGTACAGCACTACTCCAGCAGAAGCAGCTAAAAATTGGTTTAAAGCAGCTAAAAGTCAAAATCCAAGTGCAGGTTTTCTAGACGTTCCTAGTGAAGGTCTTAAACCTCTAGCTGGATCAGATCGTGAGATGCTTTATAAAGGAAAGAAAAAGGAGTAAACAATGGCTAAGAAAAGTGTTGACGCTTCTCTAGCAGCTTACAGTAACAAAGGTATGAAGGCTCCCCGTCCTGCTTCTCACAGCAAGCTTGACCCGTCTTCTGCTCCATCAAATGCAGGTTCACCTCACAAAGAACCTCCTTATGATAAAGTTTCTGCTGAGATGGCTAAAGATGCCCCAAGTTCTAAAAAACGTGGTCTACCTATGGCTGATGCACCAGAGGGTGCTTCGTCTCCAAATGGTGGAAAACCAATGGAACTTCCAAAGCATTTGAACGAAAAAAAATAAGCTTATTAAAGTGAAGATCTAGTCGGGTTTTCTAGAACGTGCCCGATGCTCCCCACACTTACCAGTACGGTACTAGATGAAACGTTGGGTTCTCTAACCTGTCCCACAGGTCTTAATAGAGACGGAATCTGGTTTTCTTTTTTAATTAGACTAGAAGAGCTAGTCACCTTAAATTGCTAGAGAGCAAAGGATTATTTATGTCATTCAACTTAGGCGTTAGTAATCATCCTGTTAGTAGACTAGGTGGACTCAGTTCTATCGGCGTTTATTTATATGAGGATATTTACTACAGACAATGGATTACAGAGGTTGCTCTGGCTTTCTACGAAGGCCGACAAGACGAGTTCGTATGGCTCGATCTAGTTCGTCAGTTTAGAAATCCCGAAAAGCAACAAATTCTACCAATGAATCTTACTAAAGAGATTATTGATGAAGTATCAATTCTTTATCAAGAAGCTCCTATCTATCAAGTTGTAGATAAAGATGGTAAGGTCATTAAAAAAGACCAAGAACTTTGGGAAGAGATCCAAGATAAGTGTCGTTATCACATGATAATGGATAAACTTGATCGTTGGACTCGATTACTAGGCACAGTATTAGTTAAGGTTAGTTTCGTTAATCCTGACACAGGACAACTTGTAAAAGAAACACAACCTGGACAAGTACAACTAGACGTTATGCACGGCGGTATTTATGATATTCGCCACGGAGCTTCGCCTTATTACATCACCGAACTATTAATTGGATTCGGAACAAAATTCGGCGGCTGGGCACACGATTCTGGTGCTATGGGAACCCAAGTAGCGCAAACACTTCCTAGTCCTTCTAACTACGGCATTAATGATGCTAGAGCTAAAAAAGGACTTACGTATGAAGACGTAAAGGATGTTTCGCACCTCGGCACAGTTAATAGAATTTACTGGAGTCCTGATGCACACGTACAGATGGATGAAAAAAATAATGGCTACAAGGTTAAAAATCCTTACGGCCTAATCCCTGCTGTACCATTCTTCAACAGTGATCCTGCACATTATTATTTCCTACCTATTAATGAGCCTTTGATTTATGCGAATCATGCTCTTAATATGCGAATCACTGATTTGAACCATATCGTCAAGTTCCAATCATTCGGAGTACCTGTTGTAAAAGGCGTTGAACGTCCTACTAATTTACGACAAGGCCGACCTGTTGACGACTTCAATACTCTTAAAGGAGGCGCTGCTCAATCTCGATTTGGAGGTTTGAGTGGAGTTTCTGGTTTTGGTGCTGGAGGTCAATATCGAACTTTTGACGGAGGCTTTGGCCTTTATAGGGATGGTAACGCTGATGCTAATGCTTTGGGTTTTTCTTTAGGACCTGATACTGCAGTAGCTGTTGGCGAAAAAGGGGATTTCAAATTTGCTCACCCTTCTGCTGATATTTCTGGGTTAGTTAAAACTATCCATTCTATCACAGATATGGTTAGGATCAATCATGGTCTTAAACCTAAACACGAAGCAACTTTGCCTTCTTCTGGATTTTCTCTTTTGATGGAGAAGATCGGTGTTATCGAAGATAATATCCGCCGTTCAAGATTCTTTAAAGAACGTGAACAGCAGTTGTTCCGAGTCATCAAGACTTTATGGAATGTCCATAACAACAAGTCTGGTGATCGTCGTTTTTCTGAAGATTCTGAACTTGAGATCACTTACAAAATGCCTGAGTTCCCTGTCGATCCTAAGACTAAAAAAGAGGATCTAATGATGGAACAAAAGCTATTAGATAGTGGAGATCGTTTCATTATCAGTAAGTTGTATCCTCATCTTGACGAAGCCGAAATTACTAAACTAATTAAGAAACGAAGAAAAGATAAAGAAGAGCAAGTAGAGTTTGAAACAAAACTTCAAACTGATACTGCGAAAACTTTTGAAGCTGCTGGATTATCTGCCGATGGTTCTTCTCAAAAAGAAGACTCAAAGGATGGAGTAACAAAACCAAAGATGGATAATCGAGCGAAGCACTCTCAAAAATCATCAGTTCAACCTGGCAAGAATGGTGATCCGAGAGGTAAGGAAGAGTAATGCAAAAACAAGAGGAGAAAGTGCAGTTTTATGGAGTCTGGATCTTACGATCCGATGGCGAACATATTACTGCATTAGAAACTGATAAATATGACAAAGCACATGAGTTGTGGCTAAAGCTGACTGACAACTGGGAAGACGCAGTAAAAAATAATAAACCTTTTAGGTTAACTGCTCCCGTCGTTACATCTTTTGCACCTAGTTTGATTGTAGAAATTACTATCAAACCTTTAACGACTCCTGCTGAAGAGTCTAAATATCAAAATCCATACCAACAAGCAATGAGAAAACAGGGTCTTTCAAATATGCTTAACGGTGGTGGAGCAAACGGCGTCAATCCAGATTTACTGGATGGCGGTTATAGATAATCCTCAAAAACTAGTAGAGCTAGTGAGAAGGAGCAAATATGAGTGACCTATTAAATAAGTTAGGGAAAAAAGACCAAAAAACAGCAGAAGGGGCTGGTGCTACATCAGACCGCCAGACTGCTAGTTCCACTTCCAGCGGCACAGATCAAATGGGCCGAGGCGAAGATTTACTAACGAAAGCTGGCAAACAGAAGCAAACTGACGACAGTGCTGCCAGGTCAAGTGCTTCTAGTGCTGATACGGGTACAAACCCTAACTCAGCTTCTAGTACGGAAGAGCCTGCAAGAAGCAACGATTCTGCCAACCCTGGTTGGACGGAAGAATCGACCCTAAAAGAAGTTAAAAAACTTCGAGAAGAAAACAAGGCATATCGGATTAAATATCAAGAGCAGTTAGAACAAGTACGTATTGAATCTGAAGCTCGACTAAGTGCAAAAGAAGCCGAAATGGAATCTTTGCGAAACGCTCAGGCTGAATTGGATAGAATTAAAGCCGACCAGGAAGATAAAAAACGGGATCTTTCTGAAAAAGTAGCGCATCGTGAAGCCCGATTGGCCGAAATGCAAGCAGTCTTACAAGCTAAAGATAAAGAACATAACGCTAAAATTTCTGCTTACGAAAATCAACTTGCTGACTATAAAGCTCAACAAGCTGCCGAAGCCCAAGTTTATAAAACCAGACTCGATGAAGAGATCGGCAAAATCCCTGATAAATACAAGGACTATGCTAATCTTCTTGTTAAAGGTGCTGGCGATCCTCGTGAAGCCCTCGTCGCTATTACAGAAGCTAAACTGAAAGGTATGTTTGAAGACAAGACGGTTGTTGTCAACCACTCTGTTCCAAATGCATACGATGGCGCAAGATCTTCATCTGAACGATTGCAAGAAGCCGAGAAAACTAGACGTGCCTCTATGAACTCTAGTCAAAAAATCGGTGAAGCATTAAAACAGATCAAATCTGGAAATCCAAATAGTGTTTTTAGAACTAAGTAAAAGGAGTTATTTTAAATGGCTCAGGTAATTTCTCTCAGTGATGCAGCGGTACTTTCCAACAATATGTTGGTTGAAGGTATTATCGCTGACATCGTTACCGTTGATGAATGGTTTAAACAAATGCCATTCGTCGTGTTTGAAGGTCTAGCTTATACCTTCACTCGTGAAGCTCGTCTAGCTAAAGCTGACTTTGCTATGCCTGGTACTAATTTGAATCAATCAAAGTACCAAGACGGAGCATCGTTCCAACCTGTTAACGTCAACTTGTCTGCTATTATCGCTGACATTATCATTGACGGTCAGATCGAAGATCAGTTCTCTGAATCTAACGATCAACTTCAGGTTCAGATCTCAGCTAAAGCTAAACAAATCGCTCGTATCTATATGAACGCCATCGTAAACGCTAAACGTTTATCTGGTGCTCTTACTCAAACGAACAACGGTCCTATCGGTATCGCTGATCGTTTCAATGGTATGAAGTCGATTCTTGATGCAGAGTCTGGAAACGTCGATGACGTTAACCATCCTTTCTACAATGCCGGTCAGCCTACGCAGACCGAAGCTCTTGTAGAAGACGATCCTGCTTCTGCTCGTAATGGTCGTCCTGGTCGTGTTTTCACTCTTGAAGATCTCGATGCTATGATCGACCGTGTTACTGGTGCGAAAATTGATTTCATGATGATGAACTCTCGTGAAATTCGTACTCTTCGTACTCTTTTGCGTAACACTGGTGGCGGTACTGACGCTACTCAAATCCAACAAGCTGGTCTTGGTAACTCACGCCCTGCGTTGATGTATCAAGATATTCCTGTTTTCCGTAATGATTTCATCAGCAAGGCTGACCCTGTTAACATGGTCTCTTTGACTGTTGCTTCTATTACTGATGCAGATACTCTTGTTCTTTCTGCTGACCCTCTTGCTACTGTTGGTTCTGGCAATGCTCAGAATCTTCTAGTTCGTGGTGCTGACGGTTTGATGTATCGCTATGCGATTTCATCTACTTCAACGACTACTGTCAACGTTTCTAGCGTTGCCGGTACTTTCTTCGATCCTGAGACTAATGCTGTCCAGGCTCGTCAAGCTTTGAACGTTTCTGGCCTTTTCTTGGCTGGCGCTCAAGCTATCGTTGCTGAACGTATCGACGGTTCTTCGATCTATTGCGGTGCTTGGGGCGAGTTGAAAGGTGTTGTCGGATTCACTTCTAGCAACAACGCCGGACTCAAACTTGAGTATGTTGGACCTCGTGAAAATGAAAACGCTTACCAATATCGTATGAAATGGTATTGCGGTTTCGACCTTTACAATCGTTTGAGCCTTGCTCGAATGAAAGATGTATTGGGATTAGGTAACTAATCATAATGAGGGGGGCTGAAAAGCCCCTCTTATTTTTATAACATTCGCTAGATAGAAGAGCTATCTAAGGAGTTACTATGTCAGTATGGACTACAAAAGCGTCTGGTAGAGACCGACACTTTATCGTTTTACAACACAAAATTAAAGGCGTTAATTACGTAGTTAACGGAGTAAAATTCCGTGAAAGCTATGCAGTTGTTGAAAAAGACAGCAAAATGTACCGCACTTTAATGCAAGTTCCAGTTCTAAAAGGAGCACGAGAATTTCCGTTGATTTTCTTACGCCAACTACCTTTTATTACTCGTACTCTCGATGTCAAAAATGTTTTCGGGCAAGAGGTCTATATACAATACCTCAAAGAACTAGATGTTTTCATCGAAGAACAGAAAGTTAAAAAAGAAGTTGAAGTTGAATTGAGTCAACAAGAACAGGAAGTTAAGCACGTAGAACATAAATGTTCACACCGACTTGATAGCGGAAAGCTATGTTCACACGAAGCTGTTAAACATAGCCCTAGCGGTTATTGCAATACGCACTTCTTAGAAGATCCTAAGTTTGCTTCTATGGGTATTCAAATCCCTCGTTTTATGACGAAAAAAGAGAAACAAAAACTTAAGGAAAAACTAATTGAGCAGTTTGCAGGAAGCACTAAAGAGTAAGCATATACAAAGGCAATCTCATGGGCACTAAGAGCACAAAATCATCAGGAACTCAGCACAATGCTAGAGGTGTTACTCAAGGTAATACACTTGTTGATCCAGTATCAGGATTACCAGTAGCTGTCATCGAAGATAGTAATGGTAAAAAACGATTAGCTGTAGATGCCAACATTACCGCCGAAATCGGCGATGTAACTGTAAATGTTGATTTAGACGGTGTAGGTCCAGATGGAGACACCGTAGCCATTGTAGATAATGTTACTGGAAATAAGCAGAAAATTAATGCTGACGGCTCTATTGACGCAAATGTCGAAGTAGATGCGGCTGGCGGAGACAGTGTAATAGCTGTTGGAACAGAAGACGGCACCCTTAGTGGCACACAACATCCTCTTAAGATAGGTTCTGATGGGAATCTTAGAGTTAAGGATGAAGACGCTGCATCAGGGTTACAAAATCTAGGAAATAAGCTAGATTCTCTTCAAACAGAGTTACAACAGAAAACTGAACCCTCAGATGCTCAAAATATAAGAGCCATTAATTCAGGCACAGATTCTATTACTGTTCCTGGAGTAGCTACAGCAGCTAATCAATCTACTGCAAATACTGAATTAGCAAATATTAATTCTAAATTAGCAAATCCGTTACCTCTCCCAACTGGGGCAGCATCGGCAGCTAAACAAGATGAAGCCAAAGCAGTTCTTCAAAGTATTGATACTAAATTAACTAATCCTCTACCTGTTTCAGGTACTGTAGCGATTGGTGATCTAAATGCCGCAAAAGACGATGTAGCCGTAGCT